TGTCGGCTGACCTATGTATCGCCCTCATCGGTGAGGCTGTTCCTCGGGGGATCCCCGTCGTGGTCGATCCAAAGGGGGACCGGTGGGGGCGATACTCTGGTGCCACAGTGATCACGCCCAACGAGCACGAGATGAAGTATGTCAAGGACCTGGAGGGCGTTGCCATCGTTGAGAAACAAGGCTCCCGCGGCATGCTGGTACACGTGAACGGCAGGCTCTCGGTGTCGGTTCCCTCCTCCGCCCGGCACGTCTACGATGTCACAGGCGCCGGGGATACCGTGACTGCACTCCTTGCCGCTACCCTTGGTGCCGGTGGCACCGTGCTCGAGGGGGCTCAGCTAGCGAGCTTGGCCGCCGGCTACGTAGTCGGGGAAGTCGGCACCACGGTCTGCCCGAAGGCTGAACTGCTGAGACACGTCCATGCAACGCATCACTAAATCGTGGGGGTTCGAGGAGATCCTGGAGAATGGCCCCTATTGCATGAAGCTCCTCATCTACACCAAGCCCATCTCCTCCTCCCTTCACTACCACGAGAGAAAGAGCGAGACGTTCTACGTCGCAAGTGGCGCATTCCTGCTCGAGCTCGCTGACGAGAAGGCTCAAGCCTTCAACGCGGGGAGTGCGATCAGCATTCCGGCAGGTACCAAGCACCGGGTGAGATGTGTGGTGCCCGGCGTGATCGTGGAAGCCTCTACCCATGACGACCCGGATGACTGTATCCGTCTCGTCCCGAGTGAGTCATGAAAGTAGGATTTACCAACGGTTGTTTCGATAGGCTCCACGAGGGTCACGAGTACTTCCTGCGCGAGTGCCGCCAGCAATGCGACTACCTCATCATCGCGGTGAATTCCGACGAGTACTGCCGGCGGGTCAAGGGCGAGGATCGACCCTTCAACCCGATCGATGAGCGCATGGCCGTTGTCAGGTACTGGATGGGTCCCTTCTCCCATGCAGTGATCCCCTTCGAGGGTCGGGAAGATCCCCTGATCATGGAGATCCGTCCCGACGTGATCTTCAAGGGCTATGACCACTCCCCCAACCAGACCCACTACGCCCAGCGCGTACCGGGGTGGAAGAACGGCCCGCACGGGGTGTGGACGGCCCCGGTGATCCACATCCCACAGCTCCCCGGATACTCGACAACGAATGCAGTACGAGCGCCAAAGAGCTGACTTCCCACTGCTCCTGAACGAGTGGGAACTGCTCGAGGTCGGGGTGGAAGTGGGGGTCTGCAAGGGAGAACTCTCCCGGCAGATTCTGGAATACTGGCCCGGCTTCCTCCACCTCGTCGACCCCTGGGCACAGATCCCGGGGTACGAAGAGGACTACGACCACGGGAGTAACTACCAGGAGACGCTCACGAGACTCAAGGGCTTTGAGGATCGCTATATGATCCACCGCAAGACCTCACTCGGGGCCGCAAAGGACTTCAGGGACAACTTCTTGGACTTCGTATACCTCGATGCCAATCACGCCTATAAGGCGGTGAAGGCGGATATAGCGGCCTGGTGGCCGAAGATCCGCCCAGGCGGAATGCTCGCAGGGGACGACTATGGGATCGTTCCCGAACAGCCGATCAACTTCGGGCACGGTCGGGTGATGTTCGGCGTCCACCGGGCGGTACAGGAATTTGCCAAGGAACACCGCCGGAATATCTCACTCGACATCTATGCCGACTGGATGAATGCCATCCCCGGACAGGGGGAACTGCGTGCCCGGGGGTGGTATTGCATCAAGTAGTCATCAACTTCAGCTGCGATGCCTATAGCGGCTGGGGTTCTGTTGGCCTCAACTGGGCTGCACAGCTTCAGGCCGATCCCGCCTGGCAGCCGATCTGCGCCACGATCCCACGGATGGAACAGTTTGTAGGCATCGACCCCTATCGCTTCACGCATCTCGCCCGGATGATCGAGGCGAGTAAGGCCTGTCGGTTCGACGGTAAGGGCGTGTGGGTCGACCCCATCGGGAACGACCTGAAGCCCGCGTCCGACGTGGCGGTCAAGTGCCGGGTCGCACGGGTGATCATCGAGAAGGCCGACATGCGGGTCGCGCTCGATAACTTGAGTCGCTATGACCTTCTGCTCACCGGTTCCACGTGGAACCAAGAGAGGATCGAGGCGGCTACGGGGCGCGAGGTGAAGCTCATTCTCGAAGGCGTCGATCCCAGTCTCTTCTGCCCGGGTGCCAAGTCGGGGTGGTTTGCGAATACATTCAATATCTTCAGTAGCGGGAAGGTGGAATACCGCAAGGCCCAGGACGTCACGCTCACGGTGTTCAAGCGCTTCGTCGACCGCCATCCCGAAGCCCGGCTCATCACGCTGTGGAACAGTCCCTATAGCGATCTCGGGAACGGCTACAAGGGGATTTGCGATGAGCCGCTGTGGCTGAATGAGGAGGGTCACCTCGACGTCAAACGCTGGGCCGAGGACAACGGGGTGGATCCGCGTAAGGTCTTGGACTTAAAGCCCCTTCCCAACTGGATGCTGCCGGCGATCTTAAGAGACATGGACGTGATGCTCGCACCCACCCGGGTGGAGAGCTGTACCAGCCTGCCGGTGAAGGAGGCCATGGCCTGCGGGGTGAGGGTGATCTATGCCCGACACTCAGGGATGCTCGACCTCCCGGCCCATCTCGGACACCCGCTCATGAATCACAAGCCGATCCGGGCGAGCTCGGAGTATTTCTTCCCGCTCGCCGATTGGGAGTGGTACGAACCCGATCTCGACGAGGTGCTGGAGACACTCGAGTCGGTCTACAACCTCCGTGAGAGTGCGGTCGAGGACAGTGCCTGGATCGTGAATAACCGAACGTGGAAACTGCACGTAGACGCATTGAAAGAGTGGTTAATTTCTGCTATGTAGAGGGGAAAATGAAGCCCAATCAGATGCACCACCTGTTTCATGGGGGCTGTCACAGCGCCCAGTGTGCACCACGGGGTTGGAACGACGTGCCGAATGTGACGGGCGACTACGACCTCGATGCCACGATCCTGCACCGTCACGACAAGGACCTGCCGAATAGGCTCAAGCTCTACGTTAAGCGGGCGAGCTATGGCAAGCGAACCGGCTACTCAGGCTATCGGGGGACGGATGACTGACGACAAGCTGGTGGATGCCCTGGTGGCACTCACAGGCAATAGTCACCGGCCCGCCTCCCAGGCTGTGGCGGACGAGATCCATAAGCTGGTCGATCCGACCTGGGACCCACCAGGGGAAGAGATCCCGGAGGACCCACCGGGCAACAACCCCCCGGAACCTACCGAGGAACCCTTCAATGCCTAAAGGCACCAAGGTCGATCGCTGTTACCAGAAGCTCAAGGGCAGCAAAGGTAAAGGCTCCGCTGCCGCGATCTGCCAGACGAGTACGGGTCAGAATCTCATGACCGGTAAGCCGCTCAAGAAATCAAAGAGATAGACACTGTGTCTAATGGAAAGAGAGGGGCACAGCCAGGGAATGAGAATGCGAAGAGCGCTAGCCTCTGGAGATATGCCCTTAAACGTGCACTCGCACGTGCAGGGAGCACTGTGGAATCGGGTCTCGACCGGATCGCAGATCGCCTCGTTGCCGCAGCGACAGAGGGTACTCCCTGGGCTATTGAACACCTGGCCGATCGCCTGGACGGACGTGCCGTCCAGCACATCGCGGGAACGATCGAGCACACGGTAACTACCGGGGATGAAGAAAGCCTTACAGAGCGTCTCGCCGCTCGTCACGAGACTCCGAAACACCCCATTCAGTGAACTGCTCGGTGTGTGGGATAGCCTTGACCGACGAGGTACGGATGTACCGGCTATCCGATGGCTTGCCCTTAACGACCGCTTTTACCTGCTTATCAAGCTCCTGCGTCGCTACGATGCATGGCATCCCTGGGTGTACGAGCGTTGTCGTGAGGTGGAGACCCGGCCTGATGGGTATTGTGATATCTGGGCGAGAGAACACTACAAGAGCACTATCATTACGCTTGCCGGGGTGATCCAGGAGATCCTGAGAGATCCCGAGCTCACCATCGGGATATTCAGTCACACCAAGCCCATCGCCAAGGGCTTCCTCGCCCAGATCAAGCGGGAGTTCGAGACCAACCTCAACCTGATCCATAGTTTCCCCGAGGTGTTCTACGAAGTCCCCGAGAAGGAATCCCCCAGCTGGTCGCTCGATGCCGGACTCATCGTCCGCCGGGAGGGCAACCCCAAGGAATCGACCGTGGAGGCCCACGGCCTGGTGGACGGCCAACCGACCAGCAAGCACTTCGGTTTACTCGTCTACGACGATGTGGTGACTCGTGAATCAGTCAATACGCCAGAACAGATCGAGAAGACCACGGAAGCGTGGGAGATTTCGGATAACCTTGGAACTGCCGGCGGGCGCAAGTGGATCATCGGCACCCGCTATCACTACGCTGACACCTATGCGGAGATCATCAACCGGGGGGCAGCGATCCCACGTATCTACCCGGCCACGGATGACGGCACGCTCGATGGTAAGCCGGTGCTCTTCACCCGAGCCGAGTGGACCCGCAGGGTCAGGGACCAGGGTGAGGCCACAGTGGCTTGCCAGCTCCTTGCGAATCCGCTCGCGGGACATCAGCGCATGTTCAACGTGGCAGACCTTCAGACCTATGAGGTCCGGCCCCTCACCCTGATGGGGTACCTGCTGATCGATCCCGCCCGAAGCGTCAAGAAGGACTCAGCCCATACCTGCATGGCCGTGATCGGGGTCGACCACGCCGGGAACAAGTACCTGCTCGATGGGATCGATCACAAGGTCGATCTCATGGACCGCTGGCGCTGGATGCGGGACCTGTGGGATACCTGGAACCAGGCCCCGGGGATGATGGGCTTTCACGTAGGCTATGAACGCTTCGGTGCGATAGCGGACTTGGATTACTTCAAGGAACGGATGCGGATCGAGAAGTTGAACTTCGATATCGTCGAACTCGAGTGGCCGCGGGATGGAGAGCGCTCCAAGCACGACCGAGTGCAGCGCCTGATCCCCGACATCCGGGGACACCGCTTCTACCTCCCCTATCCGACCGATGAGGACGCACTCACCCGCACCCAATCCACGATGGTCGCCCAGGGGTATGAATACCGGGTCTCGAGGCCGATCCTCCGACTCGATGAGAACCGTCACAAGTACGACCTCACCGAACGCCTCAAGATGCAGGTGAATTACTTCCCTTTCGGTGGTCGAGTGGACATCGTGGACGCCATTAGTCGCATCTACGACATGGAACCGATCACGCCTGAGTACATCGACAGGACGTCGCTCGAGCCCGAGTATGTCTGACCCCGACCCCGAAGCTGCCAAACGGATCTTGGAGGACCTGCGCACCCGACGGGTTCTCTTGCCTGAACGCGACAATGAGACGAGAATGGATCG